AGAAGTCAACCAACTAGCCAATCCTTGACCTAATAATGATGTTGGGCTTCCCAATCCACCCAAGATGTATGCGCCTGGGCTTGTTGTGGCTTGTGGTGATGTTCCATAACCAGCCGCCAAACTAGCACCAGTTAAGCCTAAACGACCTGCATTAGCACCCGCACCAGAAATAGAAGTTCCTAAACCAGTTCCCAAAGTGAATGGTTGTTGTGCCATGCTCTCCAAGTTACCTGCTTGACCAAACAAACCTGCACCATAAGTGACTTGTTGTTGACCAGCCGCTTGAGCCTGTGCCGCCAACTGTGCATCTTGTTGTGCCAAGGCGTTGTAGTAGGCTTCCATTTCAGGATTGGCACCCATCAAGCCTTGTGCGCCACTTGGACGCAAACCAGTAGAGCCTACGGACAGACCGCCACGGCCTGTCTGGAACGCCTGATTTCTGATACCAGCCAACTGTCTTTGCCTACTTGGATCGAGCAAGTCATATTGCTTGTTCATGTACTGTTGAGCAACTTCTTCAGGAGTCTGCGCCAAATAACTAGCACCCAATCCCAAGAGTTTATTTTGAGCAGAAACAATCTCAGGTGCGGCGGTGTATCCTGCGCTTACCAATTGACCAGTAGCAGGATCAATATTGAACTGAGATGAGCCAAATCGTGTGGTAACACCTACTGGACGGAACTGTGAACCAGCGGTTGCTGAACCTGTTGCCGCCAACAATTCTTGTTGCGCCCTAAGTGCCGCATCCCTAGACGCTTGGGTTTGCATTAACCCACCAGTAGTCTGCAACCCACCTTGTAATAGGTTGGAGTTCATGCCTCCAGCCATTCTAGATAAGAAGTTCATTGCCCCTTGAGCCGCACTACCACCAGCCGTTAATGCACGATTGACAGCGGCTTTTGTAGCCGCATCCAAGGAGGAAAAAGCATTATTACCACCATATATTTGTGGTGTTAAAGCATCAATTTCAGCCTGTGTATAAGGTGCGCTACCAGTACCCTCGTAGCCTAAATCACCATAGCCATAAGTAAAATCTGGTGGAGATGGGGTACTGCCAACGCCCCCATATTCATAACCTTCACCACCATATCCAAATGTGAAATCTTCTAATGCCATGTTATTTGCTCCCGTTGTTCCTTGTGTATTTGTTCCGCTAGTTGATGGAGTTGATGAACCAACTTGATTCACTCCCGTACTTACTAGACTTCCAGTTAACGCTTGTTCTGGTGACTGTCCACTTAGCAATCCGCTTGTAGCACCACCAGCAATTTGGCCTTCAACGCCACCAATATTTGCGCCAACTTCACTTCCAATTTGACTAGCAATATAACTTTTTGCAAGGTCTTCTGGACTAGCACCTTGGGCAACAGCACTTCCTATTGATATTCCAGTTCCAAGGCCAGGCAGTATCAAGTTGCCCACAAGTCCTGCTAGTGGCCCCATATTTTGAAGTGTTCGCCCAAAATCGCCTAAGAAACCGCCGCCAGGCACGATGTAAGGGTTATGCACCTCACCAGTAGTAGTTGCATATCGTCTACCAGCCCCACCAGTAAGACCATAAACAACTTGCCCATCAATAACTTTTAAACCATTTAACTCGCCACCGAATGTTTCAGTAGGTATTGGGTTGACCATGCTATCAAAAGGAACAGCACCAAATGGAATTAAATATCCCTTTTCTGACAAGCCTTGGCTTTGAAGATATTTATTTACACCTGTACTTGATAAATCAACTTCTTGAGCCTTACTGCCAAAGTCCCTTAGATTGTCTAGACTAGTAAAGTAAGGCAGTAAATAAGTGTTTTCTCCAGCAGTTAAGCCACCATTTTCTGCAATGTTTTTAGGTACATAACTGAATTGCTTACCATCTACATTAAATGTAAGCGAATAAGTTTGCCCACCAACAAACTGACTAGCATCTGTTCGTGCCTTGTCTAACTGTGCAATGGTTGGAAATGAGGTTGCCATATTTACATTGTTCCGTTAGCAACAACATTGCCAATCACAGTCAAATTACCAGAGGCATCAATCTTTGCTACAGGAGTAGATACATTGTAGATATACAAGACATTTGACGCTTCAACAAACGAGAAGTTCGTCAATGTCCCATCTACCTTTGTAGCAATGGCAGTTTGGATATTAGTAAACTCTGTGTCGATCTCAGTACCTTTGACAACCTTGGAGGCATTGCCAGACGCAAGTGCATCTTTAGCCGCAAAGTTGGTGGTTTTTGTGTAATTTGCCATATTTATTCCTTACCCAAGTTTTCCGTTTTTAGCCTGAATCTCAATCTTTTGGATGCTGATAGCAGAACCATTTATGTCAATCTCATAAGCTGTTTGCACAACCTTGCCATAGCCTGATGCTTGCCCAACCAAAGTGCCAATCTGTATGCCTGTCGAATAATATGCTACTGGACTACCATTTGCACCATATTCGGCCATTCCATACTCTGCAATTGTTGATATAGGGATGGTTGCTTGGGTTGAATAGTATTGTGCTGAAAAGTCATAAGACCATTTGATTGTCAATATCTGGTTAGTTCCACCAATAACCACCACAGAAATTTTCTTCAGAATTGATGTGATATTTGCATCACCTAAGTCAGCATAGTTGGTGTAATACTGGAAACGATAGGTTGAGGCATGGTCAAGATATGTCCCATACTTTCCAACATATCCATTCTTACCAATCAGTAAATCACCATTTCTTCTTGCCAACAATGAAGTTGGTTCAATAGAATCCCAAGTTGTTACCCTTGCAGAACCATCTTGTAATTGCGCCTTTGTATCAAATACATAGACTTGTTTGGCAATAGGAAGGGTTAGCAGATAAAACGCATTGACTTCTGAATAGACCGCCTTGATGTTTGCTAATGTCTCGCCCCCTACATAGGTCATCAAGTCATTACGCACATTCTTAGACAAATCACGCAATGGGGCAGACTTTTCTTGGATAGTACGCAAAAGACTACGCACACCTGAGTTAGACAAGAAAACAATGTCTGAACCCGTAGAAACTATGGAATCCCTTGATAAACAACCAATATTGCCTATGGTGTCAGCCAATGACATTGTGGAAGGCGTTGTTGCACCTGAGTAAACCAATATCTGTCGCTTACCAAAGATAACCAAGAAGTTATTGTGTGCGCCCAACCCCATGATCTGGTCTGCACCATTCGCCCAAACCCTAGAAACATCAAGAGTTCCAGATGTCCCCGCAGTCCAGTTATGCCCTGCCAACAAATCAGAGAAACTAATTGTCACATTGTCTGCCGTAGTATCAGCCACCCACAAGCGACCAAAGGCAGAAATAACAATGTTCCCCAAAGGAACTGTGCCTGTATAACCCGTCTTCTCAGACACACGCCTGAATGTAGTGGTGCTGACCGCAGGGTCATATATCAAAGGATCAAAGCCAGATTGGAAGAAGTAGGTAATGCCATTCAAAGATGCACATTGCCAATTGCTATTAGTAATAGTCGGGGCAGTACCCCCACCCCCATAGGTCAACTCCACAACAGCGTTAGAGCCATCTAACTTGAATAACTTGTTGTTGCCAGCAAACAATATAGTTAGTGTTCCATCAAGCTGCACTAACTCATGGATGACTTTAATATCGTTTGCGCCTAAGTTTCCAGAGGAAGCATTAACCCTTGACCAGCCTTTTCTTGCGCCAATACGTCCATATTGATCAATGACGCAATTGGTGGCAATAGACGCATACCCAGCCTCCAAGGTCAGAGGAGAGTCTTGCGTGTTTAGCCCAAAGAAGCCTGGGGCTTGAACACTAAAGGTCTTTAACGCTTGGGTCATGTTGCTACAAACTCCCCACGATCAGGATAGCGTGTGCCTTCCAAAGCAATATAGTCAGACAACATTGCCCGATATAGGTTATACGCCTCAGAGGAAGACAATCCACCATCTTCGCCACGCTCCACCAATGCTCTTGCAAATGCGTTTTGAGACACTAAAACATCAGAAACTAGCACCACAGTAGAGTCTGCGGCTAAAGTTGCTTGTGGTATGGCTAAAGAGAATTTAACTGTGTATACAGCATCTGGAACTGGATACAGGGTGACTTTTGTATCGTAACTACCATCTATGCCATTGAAAGCATAGTCAGTAGGTGCTGAAGTTCCAGCGGGCAAGAAATTGATGTTGCGGTTCATGGTGACAAAATCTACGTTTGTCATACCTAAAACACTAGTGGTATTGATTGCGTCTAAGACTTGAAACTTCTGACCAGCCCCTGTAAGGGAGTAGGAGGAAGTATTTGCAGTTGTGGTAAGTGTGATAGTTTGAACTAATACATTCCAAGCAAAGGCATCCTCAATCTGACGCTTTGCATCATTGACAAACTTGCCAATCAAAGTGGAATAGGTAGTTTCGTTGTATGTAGTGACCACAGGCTCTCTGAGGCGCACCAACACATCGTTTACAAGTTCTAGGAATGTCATGTGCGTGTTAACCCTTCTTCTTCAATGGTGACAACCACCGAAAAGGCAGATGCCGACTCAGATTGTGCTTTAAGTATGTCACCTTCTTCCATTACAAAATAGGATGTACCACCCCAATCTTGCGTAGTTTTAGTAGACAAAGCGGTTTCAAAAACAAGAGAATATGTGACAGAAGCAGAGGTATCTGTCCAAGTAAAAGAAATATGTTTTTGCGAACCTGTATTAACTGCCCGTAGCAATACCACCCTTGCGTAATACCCTTTGGGTACTGTATAGAGGGTTGTCAGCGTGTTTGCTGTGAGGTTTGCGCCAACCGATAATGCTCTCATTTCGCCTTTGCCTTATTTCGTTCAGAAATAGACTTAGCCTTTGCCTTTGCGTCAGCCTTTGAGTATGCACCCCATGCTTTGAGCGAAAGAAGCAGTCTTGTCGGTTCACCATCTTTGTACTCCGCACCAGCCATATTGCCCATGCGAGCCAAGAAACTTGCTCTGCGAGGGTTGTCCCCCGACTTTACTGGTGCCTTTAGATTACCACCAGTTTCTGCATTATAGGATGATCTCCCCTTGGCATTCAAGCCGCCTTTTGGATTTTGACCAGCTTTTGTTTGCCAAATTGGAGATTTCATCTACTTCACCTTTTTTGGTTTCTTTGCAGTTTTAGCAGACTCCCTAAACGCTTGAGCAGTTGGGGCACCTTTGCTACCAACTTTACGCATCCGCTCACCAGAGCCTTCAGCGATTCTTTGCTTTTTTGCATTGATATTTGCATATAGACCTTGTTTCATTTTTTCTTTGCCTTTCCAGCCTCAGATAAAGCAATGGCAATGGCTTGCTTTTGGCTAGTTACAACTTTTCCCTTTTTGGAGCCTGAGTGCAGCTTGCCTGACCCATACTCCTTCATCACTTTGCTAATCTTAGCTTGGGCTTTAGTTTTCATATTAGTACAAGACCTTTGCTGTGATAGTTCCAGAAACATAAACTGTACAGTTCGCCCGTATATACAAAGGTGCATTGGCAACAGTAACCATTCCATCAGCAGTCAAAGCAGTACCAAGGGTTGCCCAATTAGTACCATCAAGACTACCTTGCAGAACAACAGTAGCACTTGTAACGCCTGAGACTTGCATAAATACTGGTTGACCACCATCAACTTGGATAGGTTGAGATGCACCAGTTGCAGTTACTGCACTTAAAAGGGATTTTGCTCCAGACAATGAACTCATTTACTTCTCCCAGATTTCTTCATCATGTTGGTAGCAGTACGCTGACCACGCATAGGCATAGCCTTTGGCTTACCAACTGCCACCATAATGGCAATTGGCATACCTTTTTTAGCATCTTTTTTACTGTCTTTTTTTGGTTTTCCGTACATCATTTTGTATCCTTTTTGATAGAACCGCCTGATTTCCATGCGTCACAAGTTCTTGCAGCCGCACAGGTGAAATGAAATAATTCGCAAAATCCAAGGTCTGCTGCATCAATGAACTGTTGGTCATAGTCCAACTCATTAGGGCTAGACTTACCTTTCTCTAGTCCTGACATGATGCACTCCATCATCTTTGGAGTTTGAATAAATGCGGCACAGTTGCCACATCTCATAGTCTTAACTGTGTCTACTGGTGCGTTATACATCTTGGCTTTTTTCAGCCAAAACACATCATTAGGTTCGTCTGGGTTGGGTGCCCCATAGCCAAAGTTTTTAAAGGCATTATTCCTATTCTTGAGATTAACCTCAATATCCTGAGTAGGTAATGGGCAAACTACGCCTGAGAGTAGTCCCTCTTTCACTTTAACCACCTTGAGGCAAAGAAACTCACCACGCCAGATAAGGCAGAGGCAATGACCATTCCCATCCAAAAGCCACCCTTAGACTGGTTTGCCAGTTCAAGCAATGCCTTGACATCGTTGCTCAATTGGGAAACTTGACCTTGTAAAACCTCTACTTGGGCTTCCAATCGTCCAAAGTCTCTAGCGTCAATATCACTCATAACAGTTGTTCCTTACGGGGTCTACCCATAGGTTTCTTCAAAGTTAGTGTCTGCCTTGTTCCATCAACCTTTTCAACCTCCACAACAGCAGAAGTATCAACCTCTGTGTATTCTGGATGCCTACGCATATCGGCAATATCAAAGTCA